CGCAGAAGCAGAGGATTTATTTAGTCACTGGCAAACGGAAAGATGGCGGACAACATGACCACAACACAAATTGAGGTGGGTCCGGGAGCAACCAATGCCACTATAAACTTTGAAGCAGGAATTCTGGAGTGCTATGAAAGGTTTTCATGGCAAAGAGCCCTTGACTATCCTGGTCAAGACCGCCTACACAGACTAAAACGAAAATTAGAATCAAGAATAAAGACTCACAACAAGAGTGAGCCTGAGAATAAAAGGATGTCTCTTGAAGAGAGAAAAGCAATTGGGGTAAAAATGATGAAAGTGCTTCTGTTTATGGATCCCTCTGCTGGAATTGAAGGGTTTGAGCCATACTGTGTGAAAAATCCCTCAACTAGCAAATGTCCAAATTACGATTGGACCGATTACCCTCCAACCCCAGGAAAGTACCTTGATGACATAGAAGAAGAGCCGGAAAATGTCGATCACCCAATTGAGGTAGTATTAAGGGACATGAACAATAAAGATGCACGACAAAAGATAAAGGATGAAGTAAACACTCAGAAAGAGGGGAAATTCCGTTTGACAATAAAAAGGGATATACGTAATGTGTTGTCCTTGAGAGTGTTGGTGAACGGAACCTTCCTCAAGCACCCTAATGGAGACAAGTCCTTATCAACTCTTCATAGATTGAATGCATATGACCAGAATGGAGGGCTTGTTGCTAAACTTGTTGCTACTGATGATCGGACAGTGGAGGATGAAAAAGATGGCCATCGGATCCTCAACTCACTCTTCGAGCGTTTTGATGAAGGACATTCAAAGCCAATTCGAGCAGCTGAAACTGCGGTGGGAGTCTTATCCCAATTTGGTCAAGAGCACCGATTATCACCAGAAGAGGGAGACAATTAGACTGGCCACGGAAGAACTTTATCTCTTGAGTAAAAGAATTGATGATAGTATATTGTTCCACAAAACAGTAATAGCTAACAGCTCCATAATAGCTGACATGATTGTATCATTATCATTACTGGAAACATTGTATGAAATGAAGGATGTGGTTGAAGTGTACAGCAGGCAGTGCTTATGAATGTAAAATAAAAATCCTCTTGTTACTACT